AGCATCTTCCCGTACTGCTCCAGCGGGTTCGGCGACTGGACCGGGGCGACGTTATAGTTCGGCGTTGGCGGAATCATGACAGGCATAGATTTAGGCCAGTGCTCTCATCGGCATCATGCCGCCGCCGCCCCAGACGGGGTAAGGCGAGGGGTAAGCGGGATTATTAAAGGGAGAACCACTAACCGGCCGCGCGGGACCTCCGATCGGTAAGGGCTGAGGCTGGTAAGGTGGGGCGCCGATCGGCCGGGCTATTGGCGAGCCTGGCGCTTGCGGCCCGGTGCCAAAGCCCGGATCAATGGCGCGCGGCGGCGCTCCGTTCGGAATAACCTGAGATCCACGCGGCAAGTTGACCACTTCCGGCCCCCCCTCGCCGACAATGCTGGGACCGCCGGGAGCGAAATCCGTGCCCGCCGCATAGCCGGGAAGCGTGGGAGCGACGCCTGACGAGCCGGGAGGCAGATTAAATGGACTATAGGGAGCGGTTGGGGTTCCGCTATAGCCAGGTGGGAGCGATCCGCCTGAGACCGGCGTACCCGTGATGTTTCCATAGGGACCGGACATTCCACCATTGCCAAGGAGCGCCGAGAGTGTCAGGTCGCCAGAGAGTGCATTGCCGGCACCGGTGAGGCCTCCACTGATGGCGTTCGCGGAGCCGACGGTTCCCGCTGCGGCGGCCGCGCCTTGGCCGGACAGCAAGGTGGCTGTATCTCCGCCGAGGTTCGCGAGCAGGCTTCCCGCCCCGCCTGCAGCCTGCAATCCCTGGCTGGACAGACCCATCAAGCGGGCGTAGGCGTTGTTCTGGTTGTTCAGGAAGGTGTTGTAGGCCGACTGGTACTGGGTTAGTTCATTGCCGACTGTGTTCTGGTAGTTGGTTGAAGCCGCGCCCTGGGCGTAATTGTTGAGGCTCGCGAGCGTGCGGCCGGAAAGCAGGGATCCTTGGCCGGCGGCCGAGTTTTGCGCCGCCTGTTCCCCTTCCTGGAGTTGAAACTGATAACCGGGAGTCGCGGCGGCCTGCGCGGCCGTCGGCAATGTAAATTGTTGCGTCCAGGGAGTGAGGAGCCCAGAGCCAGGCGTGCCAAGAAGACTAGCGAGCGTTCCCGTCGCTGTGCTTCCCGCCGTGAGATAGGGCTGGTAATTAGCCTCGCCGGTGGTCTGGTCGCCCTGGAGAAGGTTGATCCCTTTCTGCTCGGCCGCTTCCTGCTCTTGTGCGGCCTTTGACGACGCACTGGCGCCGAACAATCCCCCCAGGAGGGAAGTCCCCGCTGCAATGCCGCCCGCGATCAGTAAAGGCATAGGATTTTTCCTACAATGTTCGAGCTACAAGGTTCGAGCTATCGCCGTCTTGAAAAACTCATCGGCTTCGCCTTGTTCCGTGAAGCCCAGAAGCACGTATCGCCCGGAGATGGCGACGTAGGTTTTCTCCGGGATCCCGCGCGCGTGATCGAGAAACAATTCGAAGCCAACCTGGCGCTGCATCAACTGCGTGAACTGCTCTTGTGCAGGATCCACTGGACTCTGCTCGATCTCGAGCGCTTCGGCTGGGGCAAGATCAGGCATGCGCCAATTCCAGTCGAACGCGGTAGAGTTTCGGATCCACTTGTTCGGCCATGGCTTCGATCTTCAGCGGCCGGTTCAGAAAAACAGCGATCTCTCTGGCGATCACTTCCGGCTCACGGAGGACGGAATGGTAGTCCACGCGCAGAAAACGCATATTCGGCCGGCTCTCCTGCCATTCATCGACGTTGGTGAGGTGCCACTGAAATGCCTGCTGGACGGCTTTCGGGTCTGCTTTGGGTTCCTGCTTCTTGTTGTCGCCGCGCAGGATCTCGGCCTGCGATCTCAGAACTTCCGCGAGCGGCCGCTGCATCAACAGGACCTGGTAGTCGTGTTCGGGTGAGAGAAATGGCAGAAAGGGCGAGAACACCTTCACCGCCTTGTCTTCGGCCTCCGCGATCAGCTCCGGATTCTCCTGCAGTTCCTTGACTCGCAACCACTCAAAATATCCGCGGGGGTTGTAGGTGTCGGCGGTGTGCTCGTTCTCGGCGTGAATCTTCATCCCGCCGGCAGTGAGCATCTGCATCATCATCGAAGTGCCGGAGCGTGGCAGCCCTGAGACGATCGTGATCACTAGCTGCGCTCCATGACCAGCAACTGCGAAGAATTTGTCAGGTTCACTGTGGCGCCGCTTGGCGCTTTCACCGACAGGTAATAGTTATATTTTCCGTTCACGCTGAGGTTCGTATCGAGAAAAGAGAGTGTCCCGATCTCATTCACGCCCGCTGCAGAAACATGGCCGCCGGCGAAGGCGTCGCCTCCCACGATCACGTCGTCTGCGTTTGGTGGTGAGCCATTGGCGGGGATTGCGCCTGCGGTGCGATGAACGTAGACGTACACATCCGACGGGGTATTGACGGAATAGGTGACACGCGCTTTGACCGTGAACTCCGCATAGCGTTTCGGCGTGAGCGGGTTGGGCGTCCCGACTCCGCTGGAGACGATCGCACCGTCCGGCACTACTGCGGTGGCGGAGGTCGAGGCTGTTCCGCGATTCACCACCGGCCGCTTGACCAGGTCACTGACTCCCTGCAACCAGCGCGTGCGCGAGAAACCTGTGTTCGCGCCGGGTTTCTGGCTATCCCAGTCCTGCGGGACAATCGTGTCCAGTAATTCGCGCGTGGGCTGCTGGGTCATCTAAAGAACTACCATTAGCTGATCTCCGCCAGGCTCTTCGCCAGCCGCTTCTTCTGATCTTGCGTCGAATTCGTGTAGGCATCGGCGATGCGCCACTGGATCGGGTCGGAGACTCTGACTCGAGGCGTCCAGCTCCGCCAGCTCCCGAGCCGCCGGTCAATGGCGACGACTTTCGAGTTTCCCGCCTGACCGCACGCGATCTGTCTTTCCGGCGTCCAGGTCTTTCCGTAATCTTCCGAGTAGGAAAACATCGCGTAGGGATCGCGGGGATTGCCGAAGCCGTCCGTCAGGGGCGGGATTGGCCCGAGTCCGGTTTCAAAATCCACCTGAAATTCGTTGATGGGGACCGTGATCTGACCACCTTCGTTCTCGATCGTCGGTCCCACTCGAGTACGCAGAATGGGCGTGCCATTGTCCGTCGGGAAGTTCGCGCTCAGCTTGTAGACGTTGCCGCTGGTCCGGTCTCCGATCAGGTGAAAACCGAAGGCATTCATATGGGAGCGCTGCAGGTGGGCCGCTTCGACTCCGTTCACCAGGGATGAGCGCCGGTGCCACCAGCCGAGATCAATATCGAGCGTCCAGGTCGCATTCGCGGAAGGGAACCAGAGATCGTAGAAGTTCTGGCCCTCTTCCTGCCGCGCCATCCCCACGGCATCAGAAATCGTCGTCTGCTGCGACATCCAGTACTCAAACGCGGAATCCGACACCCGTTGCGGCACGAAACCGTTTGCGGCGTAAACCACGCCCTGGCCGCGTTCATCACCCCCGAGCCACAGAATGGTTGTACCCTGCCGCGTAGCGATGCGCGCCGCGGAGAATTGCGCAACGATGCCGACTTCCATGAATCCGCCGCTGACCACGTCCAAGGGGAAAATCGGCGCGCCCGAGGTGTAGTAAAAGACCGCGCGTTTCGAGCCAAAGACGCAAAGCAGGCGATTGGCTGCGATGATCGCCAAAAGCTGATCGGAGAAAACCTGCACCTGGGAGAGAGATAAGCCGGGCCAGGTCGTCGCATCTTCGGGATTCGAGATGCTGAAGGTGTTATTTGCCTGCAGGGCGATGAAGTAGCCGTCGAGGAAATCGACCATCAAATTGTCGGCCGGCGGAGTTGTCAGCGGCTGGAAGGCATTCGAGGAGAGTGAGAAAACGGTCAGATTTCCGCCCGAGCAGATGAGCAATTGTGATGGATAGGCCCCAGCGCCGACGCTGCTCGGCGTCGCAGTTCCCGCGGTCAGTGCCGTTTGTGGTTCGACCGTGAGCCCGGAAGTGGTGAGATTGACGACATTTCCCACGATGGAAGCGACTTGCCACGTGCCATTGAGCTGCGCAAAAAGCGGGTTGGTGATGCCTGCGAGGACGGCATTGGCATTTGCAGCGAATCCCGCGCCCGAGGCTACCGTGATGGCCGCCGTCGTGGGACTGGAGATGATTGCGCCGAGAATCTTCTGGGCGTTGCCGAGAATCACTCCACCGACGGTTCCACCCGCTACCAGCGTCGCCGGTAATCCGTCATCTTCGATATTGTTATTGGCGACGCTGTTGTCCCCGTAGTCCGTCACCCCGCCCAGGGCGTTCACTTCAAATAGATGCGTTCCCGAGACGCAGAAGGCTCGCCCGTTTCCCGTCCACTCGCCGCGCACCGACGGTAGTCCGCCGCTGATCTCGGCAGCGAGGTTCGCGAACAGGCTCAGGCCCGAAGTGGGGAGTAGGGCGAAGGCCGTGCGCGCATTGGGTGATTCCGCTTTGATCGGACGCCAGTTGATCAACTGCTCCGCCGCGACCAAAGGGCTGGCGAAAAGATACGCGGGGCCGACGAACCCGAATCTCATTTGCTAGACTGTCTCCATGGATCGGCGGCGATTTATCAAATTACTCGGCATGGGTGCGATTGGCGTCACGCTCGGTGAAGCGATCCCGTTCAATCGGGTATGGAGCTTTCCCAAAAAACTGGTCATCCCCTGTCGCTTCGATGGCACGCTTGAATGGATCACGATGGAATCACTGGCACTCTTGAAGGAGAAATTCAGATTTATCGAAGTAGCGTCACGCAAATTCGACCAGGAGCTGGTTCAGGTCAAAATCGGCTCTTACGCCGAGTACTACAGCGAAAGCTCGCTCGACATCCATAGAGCGTTGCGAGCGTATCGCCCCACAATGCGGAACTCCATCCCTAGTACCTGAGTGACCGGTTCGCCGTCCCCGTAAAGATGTTCCCCATCTTCCCGTTCGATCCCACGATGGCTTCATCGCAGACTGCGACTTGCGCTTCCACATTCTGGCTGGAGATTCGATCTTTCGCATCCGCCGCCGACTTCTGCACGATCTGGAATTTCTGCAGGTCGCAGGGAAATTCCGCCGCCAGCCTCACCGCCAACTGGTAGCGCAGCATCTCCGCGTAGCCCGGCGGGAACAAGAACTGCGCGGTGAGACTCGTGAACTGCTGGAGTAGCTGCCACAGGTAGAGAATCACCGGGTTCGCCTGCGTCGGGATCGGCCAGAAGTACAGCAGCATGTCCGGGAAAACCGTCTCCGATTTATCCACGAAGCAAACTTGCGGGAGAAGGGAAGTCGTCGACTTGTTGGTGATCCCCTGCCACTGCTGGTTGTTCAGCATCTCCATCGGCAACTCGACCGGGGTGGATTGCGAGGCCGAGTACATAATGGAAACGCGCTCCAGACGCGAGGGACGGGGTAACAGGAAATCTTCCGTGCCGAGCACATTCCCCAGTTTGTAGGACGCTTGATTGGCGACGAGCGTCAGCGGAACCTGCGCAGTGTTGGTTGAGACGATGCTGACCGCGGGAATCTGCGTGCGCTCGATTGAGAAGGCATCGAGCATCGAGTTGAGGACCAATAGCGAGTCATTCAACTCATCCTTGGTGAGATTCAACCCAGAACGTAGCGCTCCCACCAGGCGCAGTGCGGACTTGATGAAGTCCTGCGCAGAGAGAGCTAGGGGATTCGATGGAGGGAGGACTGGCATAAAGGTTTTAGGCGCTCAGTATTCGTAGCCGACGACTGTGATCGTCATGGTTCCCGTGGCCGTGCTCGCGATGGCCGAAATACACATGCTGTCCGACGCCGGAAATTCGAGGCCATCCGGAACGGATAGCTCCGCGCCCGCGCTGCCTTCTGCTGCAACCGCGGAGGGAGTCGCCGCGTTCAGCACGACTGCCGCCGCGGAGGTCGCCGCGCATGTTCCCCCGGTGTTTTCCCGTAAGGCCACACGCACAGAGACGGCGGTTGTCGTCGAATCGGCCACTCCGAGGTAGACCGATTGAACTCGAAATGTTTTCCCGCTGCTGACGCTGTAAGTGGTCTGGGCCGTGGTCGCCGTGCCGCCCTTGTTCAGAACGAAGGTGACCAGCGTGTCGCTCGCGGCCGGAGTCAAGCGATCGGCGGTGAACGTGATCCGGTTTCGTCCCGAGTCCTTGAGGTCCTGCGTGGTGAGCGCCGTCGCGCCCTGTGTCCCTTTGGTGGTGGTCGTCGGGAGAACAACCTGCTGCTGCGCCCAAAGGGATGAGGCAAACAGCAGAAATCCCACGACTAGATAAAAGCGTCTCACTCACTGAATTCCCAAAAGGTAGTACGATCCGGTCGTTGCGCTCGCGGTCAGCTTCAATCCGGCGTTGAACTTCACCCCATTCTGGAATGTGTACTCGTCGCGCTCGCCGGGAAGAATCGTGATCGGGTTCGAGGAGCTGCCCCAGACCGGGATGGGCGTGGCCGCATTGTCGGTGACGTAGTAGGTGAAGGAAGCCGATCCGGTGTTGCTGACGATGAAGCTGAGCACACAGGTGGTGGTCGATTCGACCGTAACGGTTGAGGCCGAGAGCGCCGCAGCTCCCGCCGGAGAGCCGCTTTCCACTCGCGTTGTTCCGCATCCGGTATAAGGGTAGGTTTCACCGATCAGCGCCGTCCCTGCGACCAGAGCTGGAGCCGTCGCGAGGCTCACTGGCTGAGTGGTCTGCCAGAAAGTTCCAGTCACGGCAGTCGTCGGGGCGGAGTCGACTGCAACATGCAAATTGCTCCCGGTCGCCTGCGTGACCGTAGTCGTGCCGGAGGTGATCGTCACTGCCTGCCCGCCCGAGAACTGCTGTTGGGCGTAGACGCCCCCGCTCACCGCGAGAAAAAAAAGCGCGATGAAGACGAAGGCCATGGCGGCCCAGTTCTTTTGTGTTTGGCTCATAGAGATTCCCTCATGCGGAACCCACGCTTTCAAGCATCACTTCGACCGTGCCGCTGGCCGCCGTCAAATAGCAGACCAGGGTCTGCTTTCCCATGTCCGTGTTTCCCGGCAGCGGAATCATGTACTCGTTTCCGTTGTCCGCGACCGAGAGATACTTCTGCTGCGTGGCATCCGTCTCTGAGCTGCCGATCAGGATGTCGGCTGGAAAAGTCAGCCAAGCCTTTGAGACCAACCCGGACAAGTAGCAGGGCGTCCAGGTTCCCGCCGTGAGGGTGTACTGCTTGAAGTTGAGAAGCGTTCCCAATTCAGAAATACCCCAGCAGCCACATGGCGGAGCCCATGAACACAAGAGTGATCCCGACCCCGATCAGCATCATCGTGAAATCGCGGTTGGTCATGGGTTAGAATCCGAACATGTTCATCGTCCGGTGCGACCGTTGCCGTAAAGAGAGTCCAGAGGTTCAGGTCACAACTCTGGGAATTCCCGCAGAGGCCGAGATTCGCAAGAGCGCCGATCCCGCATGGCTCTACCCGACACCGAAAGGCTGGGACCGGGTGCTCGACTGGATGCTGTGCGCGGAGTGTGTTGGCTTCGTCCGCGCCGTGATGAAGGACGGGAGTCTAATGACGCCAGCAAGAGCGTCCCAGCCTTCACCGAAGCGACCCTAGGCGGCGTTCGCCTTGAGCCAGGCCTGCTCTTCCGCTTTATTGCGGACGATGGTCGAGGTCATGTACGTGTCCCACTCCTTCATCGCCTGATCGAAGAGTTGCTGCGCGTCGGGCTTGCCTTTGAAATCGGCCATCTTCGGAGCCGGGGCTTTCCCCATCATCTTCGGATAGTCGTTCTGGGGACCGCGAATCCACTGGGTTTTCTGGTAGCGGCCATGTTTGCCGGCGGTGGGTAGGTATTCGTGGTGGCCGCGGCGAATCTGCTCCTGTGCCGCGGGGTCTTCGAGATTGTAGTTTTCTGTTGCCATGAGACTCTCCTAGAATGGGTCTGTGAAGAAACTGAAAAAGCCACGTTGCGTCCGCTGCGGTCAACCGCTAGAGTTCTCCGGCACAAACGGAACGTGGTACTGCAACAAGAAAGGCTGCCGCCTCGCGGGCTTTGAGATGCGAGACGGCCTCGACTTCCTGCACGATCGTTCGATTGGCGACAAACTGCCGAAGTAGCTAGGCGCTCTTCTCGGCCTTCTCTTCTTTCGCTTTCTTCGCCAGATAAGCGTCTTCCTCTTCCTTCGAGTTGACGATCACCGCCGCGTCGAGCTGGCCTTTCTCGGAGCCTTCCCGGTGTTCGACGACTTTCGGGTACTGTGCGCCTTGGCCCGGGTGCGGCTCTTTGTCGCCGGCTTTAGTGGGAATGTGGGTGCCGCGCGTGGCTTGCTCATGTGCGTCGAAAGGTGTGGGTTTGACGGGTGTTTTTCCGTCGAGTTTCTGTTCCTGCGTTTCGTAAGCCATTGGAATATTCCTTTTCAAGAGAATTTGGTGGGCGCTGATGGCGCTCAACGCCCGAAGCGTGAATCACGCGGTCTTAGTACGAGGCGTCGAACAGTTTGTTCACCGGGTCATAGGTGAAGCACATGGTCTGCCCCGCTACCGCGGTGCTGGCTTTCTTCAAAGGCACAGCCGTGGCGGTGGCGGTCCCGCCCGTCGCTGTGGTGTAGGCGGCATCGGGGATCACGCAAAACTGCCCCCCTCCAACGTTCGCCGTGGTGCCATTCGCGGCAAAGCCCACAGGGACGTTGATGAGGGTAATTTGCGTGGTTCCGGTGATGTGAAACAACGGTCCACTCGGTGTGATCGAAGCGGCTGAAGCAACCGCCGTGGTCGGGGAAGCGATAGCTGGCGCCAGAGGGTTCTGGAAGCCCGGCACCCATTCGTTCGTGAGTGTCGAGCACAGCCATTGTGCTCCGGTCAGCACATTGAGCAGCGGGTACGCCGGCGGCAGACTCACCAGCGGCGAGCTCGTTGAATAGCACAATGAGCCAACCGATGGATCGTGATCGTCGAATCCGTTGTTCGTGGGATTGCCCCCAAGCCCCAACTGCGTCTGGTAGGCCTGTGAGATCAGGACTACCTGGCCCGCGAGGTGAGCACCGGCTCGCGTCCCGAGATCCCCGCGCCGGACTCCCACGCAACTAGTGCTGGTGTTGACGCTCATGATCGCAATGGCTTCACGATCCACGTAGATCCAGCTCACCGGCGTTGCCGACGGTCCTGGGGCGTTAATGCCCGTGACCGAAGACAGGCAGAATTGCGTGGTTCCGCTCGAAATCGAGCTTGAGAGGTTGGTTGCGGTTAAAGCGTTCTGACCCTGCTGGCCTTCCGCCAGTACAGCCAAACCCGCCAGAAGAAGAAAGAGCGATACAGCTTTTCTGATGGTCATGGTGATGTGTGTTTCCTTTTCTGTGTTGGAATTTGGAGGGTGTGACTTTTAAGTCACACCCCGGTCTTAGCTTGCGATGCGGACAGCCGCCTGCGGATACATGGTCAGCCAGCCGCCGAGCACGTCGAGACGCATCAGGAGCCGGTCGGTATTGATGTCCGGCTGGGCCCACATGCGGATCGCGAGGCCGAGTTCTTTATCGGCCGCCATCTCCATCATGTGCTGGTTCTCATACATTTCGAGATCCGCGCAGCCGAAGGTGAAGGCTTCCGGATGGAATCCGACGCCGCGGTAGCTGGTCACAGCACTGGCACCAGAAACGGTGATGGCTGCGTTCCCTGCCGGGGAAGCATCGACCGTCTGGTAAGGACCGGCCAGGGTGATGCCGTCTCCGTCGACGCAGGCAATCGGGATCGTGGCAACTCCCGAGCCGTTCGAGGTCACTGACGCGGTCACCACGAAGGGTCGCAGGTCACCTGTGGACTGGCGGGTCAGCGGGTTGATTCTGTGAACTCCGGCGAAAGTGATGATGTCGCCCTGGTTCAATACGTTCGTCGAAGCCGTCCAGCCACTCGACAGGATGGAGCTGCCGGTCTGGCTTCCGCCGTCGACTACCGGGGTTCCGCCCTGAGTGCCGGTGGTGAACGTCGGCGCGTTCTGGGTCATGAACCAGTCAAAGCCGAGGCCCTTTGCGACCAGGCCTTTATAGAAGTCCTCGCCGCCGCCCTCGCCCTTCGCCAGGTTCCGCAGGAATGCGAAACTCGCGGTGCCGGAGCCGGTTGCTACGAGACCTTGAAGTGCCGGGAAAATGCTGCGCTGCATACGCGGTGAAATATGCAGGGACAATCCTTCCTCATCGTCGACCGGGAAGGCTTCATCGGCCAACACCTGCAGGACGTTCAGATACGTGTCTGCGGAGGATGGTACCGTTCCGGGCGTCCCCACTTCTGCCGGCACGTTGATGAACTGCTGCAGGCCGTCGTAGTCGATGTCGTTGGCAAGTTGCACGATCTTCGGCTTCGTCACCCGGTTGGTGAAATCGTCGAGTGAGAGCGAAAGATCGCTGGAGGTGAAGGCGCAGGCCTGCTGGTACTGCTTGTTGAGCACCAGGGGCACCGAGCGCTCGATGTAGTCCTGAAGCTGGATGCCTTGCCCAGCGGTTGAGACGGAGCGGGCGGGTTTGCGGATGTTCAGGATGTAGCCGATCTTTGCGCCCGCGCGCCCGAATTTGTCGTCGTAGCGGCGGACGACCTTTTTGGTGAACGAGATCGAGTTCTCAAGCACCATCAGGTTCTTGTAACTAATCTCCTGGTTGGTAAGGATTACGTTGGCCAAGGTGAAATCTCCTGTGGGCTACGCGCCTTTGCGCTGGGCGGCCTTGAAAGCTTTGAAGTCGCGGTTCTTGGCGGCTTCGCGCGAGGTGAGCGTAGAAGATGTGGCCGAAGTCGAGACCGGGCGAACCGGCTCCGGAATGGATTTCGGCGGGGTTTTCTTTTCGGGTCTGCCGCTGGCGGCTGGTTCGGCCGCGCCGGGCTTCAGCTTTTCAGCGAGCCGGCCAATTTCCATGACGGCGGACAAGGGACTCATCTCCGCGAGGCGGCGCGCGTAGTCAGGGTGTTTCCCAAGGTAATAAGTCACTTGGGCTCCGTTCTCCTGCTCCTGGACCGCCAGGTACACGCTCTCGTGGATGGGAATGGATTGATTGACAACGTCGTCCCAGTCGTCGTGCTCTTCCTTGAAGGCAGCGACTTGGTCGAGGTAATTCTTGTAATTCTGTTCGAGCTGCGCCTTGTAGGCTTTCTCGGCCTCTTCGTGGCGCTTTTTGGCGTCTTCCTGCTGCTCTTTCGAGCGGCGAAGCTGGTAGCGGTAATCAAACAGTGCGTCGTCGTACTCAGCGTCGCTCTTGAAGTCTTCGCGCTTGGGAGCTTTGGGGGTTTCGATCTTTGGTTCCGCGGCCGCGGCTTCCGTCGGTGTTTTCTTGCCCTGCAGCGCGGCCACTTCCTGACGCAGTTTTTCGAGCTCGGTCTGCAGTGGCTTCGTGGCCTTCTCGATAGCCTTCTGCCGGCGGGTTTTCTTGGGCAGGGCGGCGAGGCGCTTTTTCTCTTCCTCTTGCGCGAGCTTTTCTTCAGCCTCTTCCTGCGCGGCTTCAAATTCTTCCTGGGCGGCGGTGAACTCCTCATCCGTTTTGAAGTCGTCGCGCTTCGGCTCGGTCAGCTCCGCCGGTTCCGTGGGCTCCTGCTTGGCTTTGAACTCGTCGTGAGCTTTCGCGTACTCCTCCTGCGATTGAAAATCCTCGCGCTTGGGCTCTACGGGCGCTTCTGGCTCGGGCTTCGATGTTTCGTAGCCGTTTTCGGCCAGGACTTTCTCAATGGCTTCCTGGGTGGCTCCGTGCGAACTCGATTGCATGATGATTCCTGTCGGCATCACTTCCTCCTAGGTTGTGTAGGGTTTGTGGATCGGCTGATTTGGTCGAAATTCGTCTTTACTGAATCGGTTGCGGCCGCGGCGTCGGGCTTGCTGGGATGATCGGCTGCACTTTCGGCTCTACCTGGGGTGATAGCTCCGGTGTATTTGGTGGATCGCCAGCATCTGCCGCAACCGGCTGCCCTTCGTGGAGCAACTGCAGGCGCGCGGCAATAGCGTCGAGCTGGGCGTCCATCGCGGCCTGTGCTGCGGCATCGTGCGACTTCAGCCGCTGCACCATGATCTGGGTGAAATTGTTCATCAGCGCGACACGCTCACGGCTTTCGAGGTCAAGCCGCTTCGTGCGGATGGTGTCGTCGGCGCGCGAGAGTTCCTGCAGCATGACGTTGTGCTGGTCGGTGAGCTGCTGATATTGCGCCAGTAATTGTTGGTACCTCGACATCAGGTCGTCGGAGTCACTATCCTGCAGGTTCGCCGGCAGCATCTTCTTGAAACGCTCGGCCAGCACATCTGCGTCCGGGAAGTCAGCGTTCTTTGCCCAAATGTCGCCTACCACCGGAAGCATCATCTGCGGATTTTCGTTGATCACCGCAGTGAGCGCGCGGAATGCTTCTTGCCGCGCGGTTTTGTACATCGGGCCGGTTGAGAGCACAAGATCGTAATCACCGACTCCCACGTCGTAGGCCTTCTTCAGGCCTTGTGCGGCGTTGAAAAGTTTCTCGGCGTCTGCCTGGTCCGTCTGATTCTGCGAGTTGTAAATCACCGCATGGCGAACGCTGTCGTCCGGGTCGATGATGCGCTGCACGCGGGCGGAATTGATCAGCTTCGGCCAGAGATCGAGGAGGATTGTGCCCTGCCACATGATTGCCCGGTTCAGGTTGTCGTGCCAGGTGATGGAGCCAGTGTCCGATTGTTCCTGGCGGCTGAGGATCGCAAAGCCGGACTCATCGGCGTTGCCAGACTCCTCACCCAAAGATGGCCCGTAGATACCGATCACGGCCTTCATGTCGTAGTCGGCCTGTTTGATGACCTCCGACATGGCCTGAATTGGGGCTTCGCGGCCGGCGCGAGTGGGAGGAGGCAACTCCCGACCTTGATCATCATGGGTTTCGAAGTAGAGGTGTGAGAAGTTCTTCCGGTTCATCTGCCGGTAGTCGTTCTCATACTGCGCATTCTGTTTCGGCACCCAGAGCGGGTCTTTACTTACTAAGTCAACTTGCTCGACCTGCCTGGTGACCATGAAGTCGTAGATTCTCTGGGCGTCGCGATAATCCCGCACCATGCCTGAGCGGTAAATCTTGCCGTTCACATTCAACCGCACGCCGTTCACTTCAGGGAAGGGAAGATAGCGGCCCAGCCAATCGTATTTCTTGATGATCGAGATGGCGTCGTGTTTGACGCAGTGCACCTTGCGGACGATAGTGTCGCGCTTGTCGATCACCCGCGCTTTCGTGAGGTCGTCGATCACTTCTTCTTCGAGTTTGGTCTGGCCGTCATCGAGTAAGCAGAGGATTTTCGGCTGCAGCTCGATCCACCAGTATTCCGCCACGCGGCAGCCGTTCTTTGTCACCCAATCCGGCTCTGAAGCGCCTTGCTGGGTGGGGAAATTTAACTTCACCATCTCGGCTTGACTGCCGAATTCCGCCTCGTACTCTTCTTTTGAATAATCGCGGATGACATGGCCCCAGAGCGGGTCGGTGCCATCCGGCCTGCGCACTGGCGAGAGATAGACTGCGAAGGGATTCTCGATCGACTGTATGCGCGGCTCCTGGTCGAAGCTGCGCTCCCTGACGAATTCTGTGTTCACGCGCCACGGACACCAGCCGATCCGCATCATCATGTCGTAGGAGTTGTCGTAGGTTACGTCCGCTACGCTCACGACTTCGATGTGACGGAGAACGCCCTGGTGAATCTTCGCGGCTTCCTTGTCCGCGCCGTTCCCCACAGGGCTCACCAGCATGGCGGGGCGGTGCTGGCGCTCCTCTCCCGTATACTGACGCAGGAACGCTGGCGCTCGGTTGATCGTTAAACACGGTTTGCCTTCGATCTCCCGGTTGGCTTTGACCGATTCGTCCCACTGGCCGGTGCCGATCGAGAAGCGCAAATCTTCGAGAGCCTTAGCGCGGGATTCCGACTCAGACTCGGCGGTGATCTTGAAGCGTTTGAGCGAGGTGGCAATCAACTCCTCGCTCGCTTCGAGCTTCTTGTTGCGTTTCTTAGATTTTGAGCCGAGAATTACGGGCATGAGCGAGTTACACGATGCTTATGTGAGCGGAAAATTGCCGGAGCGTCGGAACGTTTTCACGGAAATAAAGGAAGATTTACTGCCGCTCTGGATCAAAGACTATGAATGGGGTCGGACTCATGTTTTTCAAATCGCAGGGATCGAGACTCGCTATGGTCGGGGTCAAGAGGCCATCGCTGGAGCCGTCGAAGATTGGTTGCGCCGCGAGTCTGCAGCTTTGCGCTTCCGCGAGCTGATCGGCCTCGAATCAAACACAACTCTGACATCCGCTTCCTGACACAGCACTACGTTCCTTCCGCGCCCTTCAAAATCTGCAGACCACGATTCCCAGTCTGAGAAATGGCCGATTGCGACTCGATCTCCCGGCTTCAGTGTCGTCGGCTTGAAGATCAGCTTATTCAGAATCCAACTGATCTGCGTCTTGCTCGACTTCTCGAGCGCGGATTGTTTCTGATACCACTTGCCGGGGCCGACGGCGATGACGACTCCGAAACGCTGGGCGATCTCCTGATTCTTGGCGATGTCCGGGGCTTCGATGAGTTCACTCAGGGGCTTCTCCTCGTCGAGCTGCACGAGAATGTGATCTCCCAGCGGCTGGATCTTCAGCGGGTCGAACCAGAGCCCTCCGACTTGCGTCCGGTTATTGCGCCAGACTTCGTTTGAGACGGGGGCGTGCTTGATGGCTTCGCGGGTCTGGGGCATCAGGAAATCTCCTCTTTGTCATAGCCGCGAAAGAATGCTTGATCCAGTGCGGCGGTATGCGCAGGATCGTCGTTTGCGCTGAAACGCATGTCTCCGTAGAAGGGAACTACCCGAAAGCCGTTAGCACTCCGCGCTTTCTCGCCCATGCGAAACGCCTGCCCTTCACTCAGCCAGTGGACGCGCTCAGAAGCCGCTTCCACTATGCCAACTCACTCAACTTCCGCATCTTCCCATCCCCTGATGCCTTCAAGTATCCCAGCGATTTCGCCTTCGCTCGAATCTTTTTGGTGAAGGAGGAGTTCTTTCCGTGGTGCATGGCGGCGAGTCCAACGGCGGCTTTCGCGTGAGCTTTGTCCGGCATCGGATAGGAACCCGTGCCGCTCTTGGCGGGGACGCCGCGCTTCGATGCCGGGACTTTCTTCTTTGCCGCTTCGCTGAGAATCATCGCAGATCACTCAACTTTCTGGTGTGTGCACCGTGGACCTTCGCGTCGTGCTTCTTCTGCATCCGCTTGCCCTTCGCGGTTTCCTTCGAGCCGCGCATCGCGCCCATGTTGTTCAGCGCACCGTACACGTAGCGAGCGGCCTTCTTGCCGGAGAAGCCCCTCTTCGCGGCCTGCGTCTTCAGTTTGGCTTCGAGGAATTCCGGCACGCTAGTTCACCGTGGCCTTGTGCCGCTTGATCGCTACAAATAAATCTCCACCAGTCACCGGGTCTTTTTCACGCAAACAGAGTAGCGCCATCTCCACGCCCGGCTCCCGTGGACAATCCACCCACTCATAAGACTCAGGAACAATCAGCACTCGACCGTGAGGTCCGGCGAAGTGCGTAGCTCCGGCAGGATAAATTGGCTCGACGCTGAAACACACGCTACTTCACTTCCTTCTTCCACCGCTTGCACCAGCCGTTCAAATAGATCGGAGGCTTCACTGACTCGCACCGCGCCCCGCCGAAAGCCAGGATGACGTGGATGCAGTTGTCGCAGTTCTGGCCGCCGTGGGTCGAGCTGCGCTCATAACCCACATCGGTGTGTGACAACTTGTCGGCTTCGGCTCGCTCTGCCATGAAAATTATTGGGCCGAGATTTTCCGGGACAGATGCGTGGCCCCGGCTCCCCTCTCAGCCCATGGCGCGTCCCAGTTTCGGGAGCGCAACGTGGGGCAAAACTTCTAATTCTCACCAGCGCTGCAGAGGCACCGAGTCACAGAGAAAACCAGATTCCCCACCCTCCCCCGAAAGCATGGAACCGAAATCTTCTCTGTGTCTCTGTGTCCCTGCAGCGCTCGAAGCTACTTCTCGCCTTCGGTTCCGCAGGCGCGGGAATTGCCGTAGTAGGTCGACGGCAGTCCGCCCGAACCGATTTTCTTGTTGGCTGGCTTCTGGGTGTCGATCGACTTCGCGTTGGCCAGGTTGCTGCCGACTCCCGGCGTGGGTTTCTCGGCCTTGTGCGGTTTGCTGATGCCTTTTCCGTAAGAGATGCGGGTGGTCATGATCGTGATCCTTTCGGCTGCAGATTGCGGATGAAAACTGGGGTGATGAAAAACGGGGCGGCGTCGAGAGTCGAGCTCCTTGTGCCGCCCCAGCCCGTTGCGGACAGACTTTATTCTGCCGCTTCTTCTTCGTTGGCGGTTTCGTCGCCTTCGCCTTCTGCGCCTTCCATGGGCGCGAGGCCGGCATGCTTCACCAGGTGGGACATGATGTGCTCCCCACCCTGGGACTTGCCTTCATCGTTGAACTTCACTTCTTTCGGCTCGTGTTCGTAGCTGGTATAGACGTGCTTCACGATGTGGCCGCCGCCCATCACGGGATGGATCTCAATGTGGGCGAGAACTTTGGGACGGGACTTGCGGGGTGATTCTGCGACTGCGATTCCTGGCATGGTCTTATGCTCCTGGTCTGATGATTTCGGTGTCGAAATGTACGGGGCGAACGGCTGCTACGTCACGCGGAGAGATTAAGCCCGCGGCGTGAAGGCGTTCATCGAGCTTCACAGATTCCGGCTTGCGGGCTTCGGCTTTCGCCTGCTGCTTCGTGATGCGCTTTCCTTTTCTGACCGCCTCGCGCCACTGCCGGCGAGTCCAGTGCGCGGGCTTTACGACCATAGGTTCGGTCACGTCGCCGTCGCCTTTGTAGTAGATCTGTCTGGTCAGTGGCTCTAGGGGTCCCATAGTTAACCCATCCACCCGCCGTCGCCGGTGCGTAGGCTGGTGCCGATCGGGCGGGTGTCGACCGAAAGCGCTGCTCGTTTCCCCACCGGCGCGGCAAAGGTTAAAGCCAGGGCGTCTCCGTCATCCGGCGACGAAGAATCGAGCCCCATTTTCGTGAGCCGCCGCTTCATGTCTTCTTTCGATTCGAGCTTCACGCGCTGCAGGCGGTCATAAACCAGAACCGGCTTCTGCAGGTCGGCGCCCAGGTCGTGGTCTTTATCGATCGCGCCGCCGCGCAACATCCACTTCTTCATCTCGTCCCACATGAAATCGCGCCAGTACGCGCAGTGGCTTTTGGGCGAGTCGGCGCCGAAGTTCACGAGCATGATCCGGTCTTCGTAGCCGAGCGCACGCACGCCGGAGTAGACAGAAGACGCGATGCCGGCGGAATCGAAGAACACCATTGCCACTTTCTCGCCGTCGTAGGTGCGATTCAGAACATCTGAGATCTTGCCCACCATCACCGCGGCGTCGCGGGTGAACTGCCCTTTCACTTTGATCGGAGGGATCGAGCGGCCGTCGAGGCCTCTGCGGAAGCGAATGACGTTGTCATCAGATCCACCCCAGGCAAAATCCACGCCGGCAACCAGCGGATCCGTGGTCAATGCGATGCCCGGGGCAAGCCGCGCCTGCTGCACCAGGTCCAGATCGATGAACTTGCCGCCGCCGGCGAGAGGGAACAGGCCAAGGTAGCGGACGCGCACCTGGTCGGAGTTCTCGCCGTAGATGGCGATCGATTCGTTGATCTCCTCGACGTTGATTCCCTCCACATCGCGCGAGTCGATGATCTCCGGGCGCCATCGATGCCGCTGGTCGCCGTGCACCGCTTCATAAAATGCGCCCTCGGCTCGAGTCGACTGACTGAAGAGCAGCCAGATGATTTCGGTGTCTTTGTCGGTGAGCGCGCCCTCGACCGTTTTGTAGATGGCGTCGGAGATTTCACTGGCCTCATCGAAGATGATCAGGAGCCGCTTGCCTTTGTTGTGGGCGCCGGCGAAGGCCTGCGGATTGTCTTCGGACCAGGTGTTGAAGTCGGTGCGCCAGGTCGCCTCGTGTTCGGCATCGTTGACTTTGATCGAGGTCACGTGCACGTCGAACCAGTCTTTGTTGATGCAGCAGCGGAACCACTTCGCGATCTCCGGCTGCGTCTTGGTCTTCAACTGGTCGCCGGTGTCCGCGGTGATCAGCACCTTGCAGTCAAGGCAAGTGGACTTCGCCCAGTGCACGATCTGGCCGATGAGAGCGGATTTGCCGATACCGTGGCCGGAGGAGACGGCTTTTCGGAAGGGTTTGAATCGGGTGGTGGGATCCTGCAGGTGTTCGCCGAGTTCGGCGAGAAAGGCGCGCTGGAACTGTCGTGGACCAGGCTCGCCGGCGAGCTCGTCCTCGTTCCAGGGAAATGAATACAGGACGCAGCCCAGCGGGTCGTGGCGGAAGCTGTAGAGTGTTTCTACCAACTGCTGTTCGTAATCCACGTAATTAGCGGAGGTCGCTGACACGTTTCTGGGCTTTCTCCATGGCGATGCGGAAGCGCTCGGACAGGTTCAACGTCACTTCGTGCTGCATGGGCTTGTCGTGCAGGTGGTTCACGGTGATCACGGCTTTGCCTTTGGCGCGGTCGTAGAGATATTTGCGAGTCTCGAGAGCGGTCCGGGATCCGAACCAGAGCAGCGCCCAACCCTGCACTTCGTAGCGGAGTTCGCTGAACTTGGCATCGGCCGAGTTTTTTACCTCGAGGGTCGCTTTTCGCCTCGCCTCGAGCTTCTCTAACTCCTTCCGATTTTCCCTGGTCGCGTCCGCCGGGATCTCGATGGGATCCGGGCTGACCAGCAGCTCCCGGTCCCGCATGATCTGCGGATCGATTGCGTTCAGCTCATCGATGAGGGTCTGCGCATGATCTTTGCCGGTGATGGTGCGGCCATCGATGATCTCGACCGGCGCCTCGCGCTTCTTCGGACCTGTCCTCGCGCGCCGCCCCCCACGTTTGTGTTCGTGCTTGCACTTCGGGCAGATCGCCCCATGGCGAGCCGCGCCGCACTTCGAGCATTTTTTGGCCGGCTTCACCTTTGAATTCGTCTATATAATTCAAACGATTTCAATCGAAATGATGCCTTTTCAAACGCCGCGGCGCTCGAGGCCACGTATTTGCAATGAGTTACAGGCCCCACGATTGGACTTCTCGATTGAAATCACTTTGAATTAACTGCTTAAAAAACATTGATTTGCAGGGAAATCGATTGATTTCCGATTGATTGTTTGCAGGTTTTCAAGGCCAAAACTACCTAAAATTGCTCGTAAGTTGTTGAAAGTGCATATCGACCGAATTGCACCACGCGCAACTAGGCTACTTCCGCACGTTTCCGGCGCCGATTGATGGTCCAGCGGCTCGGGCCTTTCTTTGGGTCAATCTTCGGTCCTGGTAAGCGGCCTTCCGATCGCGCGAGAGCCAGGCCGGCCTTGGTGCGCTCGCTGATATTGTTGCGCTCCATCTCGGCGAATCCGGCCAGTAGTCCGAACATCATTTTCCCCATCGTTGTGGTCAGGTCGAAATTCTCGCTGAAGCTGATGAAGGCAACCTTGGCGCATTTCAACTCCTCGACCAGGTTGAGGAGATCCCGCTGCGAACGGCCGAAGCGATCGAGCTTCCACACCACTACCGCATCGAAGTCGCGCAAGCCCTTTGTGGCATCCCGCATCAACCGCTGCAGCTCGGGGCGCTTGGTATCTTTTCCGCTCAGGCGATCGACGTACTCGAATACGATCTTGTGACCGTGGCGCCGGGCCCATTCCCTCAGCTCGCGGAGCTGCACCTCGGGATTCTGCCCCTCGTAGAGATGGCTCGCGAGTTTGTGTTGGTCGGGAGCCTTGCCACATTTCACGCAATTCTTTGAGACGCGGGCGTAGAGAGCGAGATTCATGGATCGAAGTTTACTGCCCCCGGTCCTGGTCGTCATCCTCGACCGCTTCGCTGCGAAGCACGGGATCCTGGGAGTCTTTCCGTCCTACAGTGGAACAATGGCGCGGCTCCTGATGCGAGACCGGGGTGGATCTGGAGACGCGGGCGTAGAGGGCGACGTTCATTGTCTACAGAGCAGAGGCTTCGAGCGAGGGCCGTGGGATGGGTCCCGTACCCATAAAGCCCGGTGTGCTCGTCGCGGGGATGAAAGTCGGGCGCTGCTGAACGGCTCGACTCACTTTGCGTTCGCACTGGGTACGGTTAGGCGATTTCAGTGGTTCAGCTGTTGCCTGCAGGTATACGATCTGCCGCTCGAGCCATCGTGCGAAAGGACACGGAGTTATGCCGGTCCTGGCGCAGAACGCAACATGATCGCGCCACATTCGACGGAAGATGTTCATGCGTAGAGCGAGCTGAGAGTTTCGAGCCGCGCGCGTTCGATCGGAGGGAGTGATTCTTTGGCTTGAAGCTTACGGCGAAGCAGCCGGAACCAAAGAAAATCAACCACATCGCTGACGTAGTTCGGGTCGCTGGTCGCCGAGGCGCGGCGCAGTCGGTCGATTTCGGCCTCGCGAGCGCGTGCCTGGCGCAGACGCTGCTCGCGTTCATACTGAGTCCTGGTCATTTCAGTCTTGCGAGCAGCTCCTGTGCGAGCCATCCGATGATGGCGAATTGCGCGATGACGCATCCACCAAGGATCCAGATCCGGGTGCTGCAGCGTTCTCCGGTGCGCTGGGCCTTCGTCAACTGCACGTATAGCCTGGTGTTGATTCCCACCTGTTTCTGGAGGTTGTCGTGCGCTTTGCTAAGTGACTTCTGCAGGCCCTGGATGGATCCTCGCTCGAATTCACGTATAACGCGCACTCCATGCTGCTGCACATAAAACTGAAAATCGGGCGGGGTCTGGATCTCGGGTTCGGGCATGTGGTCCGAAGGCGAAGCTCAAAATCTTTTCTATCTACGACGCAGTGGCTCCGAGCGAGACCAGTCCGGGTCCCGGCCCACCGTCGGTGTGCGCCTTGCGTGAGCCGTCACAGCGAAGACAAGTCAGCCCAACCTGGCGGCGATGGGAATGGATGTATACGGCCAGGCTCACCCGAGCATCGCATTCTTCTGGGATTTCAAAACGCCGGTAAAGGTCGCCAAGGCGGTTCTTCACGTAGTTGACGCTGAGGTCTGTCAGCTCCGCGATCGCGGTGGGACCGTGGCCGTGCATCAACGGGTCTGCGATCTCCATGTCTGTCGAGGAGAGTGAAAAATATCGGGAGGTGCTCACACTCGCGCCTCGATCCGCGCCGCCGGCAGCACCTGGTTCGAGAACAAACTCCTCGATGAGACGTAAATCCTGCGCCGCGGGGTGTAGCCATCGATCCAGTTGCCGTCGCCGGCCATCGCGGTCTCGTAGTGCAATTTGTCGCCGTAGCAGCGCGGTTTTGAGAAGGGAAGTAAGTTGCCTACTCCGAGCGGGCCGTCGATGACGTAGGAGATTAGGGCGTGCGTGGCTTCTTCGGCCTGTTCGCGCATCTTGATGAGCGCTTTCGAGATGCGATAGGCGAATCCTTTGCGCACCAGGTAGCTGGCCACGGTGCGATTCACTTTGCGAACGGGGATCTCCGTTTCGCCCT